AACCCCTTGACCAACGGACCTGAGCTTTTTAACTCTTTCTATTATACCTACTTTTAGAATCCTGTCAAGATATTGAGATAAATTTTTCTTATTTTTTGTTTTTTACAAAGCAAAAAGCCCACTGTTGTAGGCTTTCTGTAATATATTTCTTAAAATTAAAGCATTTTGTTGTATCGCTTTTTTAAGTGTTTAGCAAGTAGCTTTATCACTTCTTAGCGCTTGATAATAGGGCGTTTGTGAGTTTTCGCTTTTCGTTTGAATGTTTTGGAGTTTCTTCCTTACTCCACAAATCACTGAACATTTAACTTCATTATTTATGAGTTCAGCAGGCAAGAAACTAGCATGTTTTAAACGTGCTTTTTTTCATGTCTATATAATAGGAAAAAATTAACCATTTTTAAACTATTTTTTTAACCTATTCATATTCAATTGTTTCATCTATATAATTTTCATAAGAATCACTTTCAAAAGCAATCATATAGTTAGAATCAAATGAAGGTACAGTATCGTATTCAAAACCTTTTAGCTTTATTTTTCGACAGACAATATTTCCATTAAGTCCCTTGTCTAATTCTGGATCTAAGTACAGAATCAAATAGTTTCCTAATCTATTTTGGTTAACTATTTTATTAGTTTTCATGACATACTTTACTTTTTATCTTTTTATACAATATACTTAAAATAACGTTTTATTGCTTTACCTATTCTAAAAATCCTAGTTTTTTGAATTCTCAAAAAACACAATTTATTAGGGATTATTATAAATCATTATAAATCATTAAAAACTCTTAAAATCTTCACAAAAAGCCCTAAAAAAGGGCTTATCATTTATGAGTTTAGTAGTTAAGAAACTAGCGCTCTAAAACGTGCTTTTAAACTATATAACAAAGACAGATATTAGTTAATGCCTATCTTTTTACAAATAATCAATCAAATCCAATATAGGTAATCAAATCATTTTCCTTAATTGTCTCTGCAAAATTCATTACAGGAAGTGTATATGAAGGAAATTGATTTGAAAGATTTGTTAAAGTGGAAATATATGTTCGCACATACGGATATAGTATAGCTACAGCATTCCCTCCTAGAACATTTTTCAATTCCTCTTCGTTTTCAAAGTCAGAAGAAGAATAACTATATAGCCCCCTAATAGATACTTCACATGTAAATGGAATATTAGGTATCTCCTCAGGATTTGTTGATTGACCTAAATTTACGTTAATAATAACATAGGATTTCTCTTGAGTCTTATCAACTCCAATTTCAGCAGAAAATTTGATTGGAACTACTAAACGTCCATCTTCTCTACTATTTTCAAAATCTAGATTAGTTTCATAAACCGACTTATCAACTACATAATCTTCAAATTTAATAATTGCCATTATGCTGCCATATCCTTCGCTTGCACCTTATAGGCGCTTTTATTACTATTATAACTATCTGTGTACCCAACAAAGTCACGGAACTCCGCTTTTACATTTTTTACCGAACTTTCCGTAAAATATGGTAGATTGCATTCAAATAAGCTCTTTAACTCTAATTTTTCTTGATATAAAATAGCTTGAACAACTTGGTCTATAGCTTCTTTAGGCAACCATGAATCTATATCAAGAATTGATTCATCTAGAATAATTTCTTTAATAGCCATTATATTTCTCCTTTGTAACCGTCCAATCAATTAACGTAAGTGTTCGTAAACAAATCTCTTTCCCATTAGGGACAGGCGAAATTGGTTTATCTGGAGTTGGTGGAGTGTATGTTTTACACGTTACGACATCCACCTCAGTATAGGATTTATTGTAACGCAATAAATGTTCTAAAAACACTCCATCAAGATTATACCTGTGAAAGGAATTGTTACGTTTAAAACCACCTAATGAATTTTTTAACTTTTGATAATATTTATCTTTGTATTCATTAAAATTTTTAGTCGTTGTAGGATTATTCAAATCTAAAATAGTTAAGTTGTCACTTTTTATTTTAAACTTTATAACACCTATTTTTTTATTACTATTCCTATATACTCGAGCGTACTTTTTTGCATTTTCTAAACCTTGATACCCATTTGGTGGATCATCAACAAACATGTACAACCCCACTCCAAGATCATTAGGTAAACTTTGACCACTTTTAATCACCCAGTCGCCTGTTATTTCAAATGAAGTACACTCAAAATGTTGTTGTCCCAAAATAGCATTAACTGATTCAGGCTTCGTCCCATGGTACCCCTCCATAGAATGCCTCCCATGTGAGCAATATGATACACTATGTATATAACGTATCATACATATGATATTACATTTAGAAACACATGTCAATTATATGTTCGCATTTTTCGCTATTTATTTGAAATTTTTATTTTTTAAAATTAATTAATAAGATACAATTATTTCTTATATTCTTTTCAAGTTAAAGTTAGACTTAAAAAAACATATTTTATATCAAATTCAGTCAATATCAAAAAGTGAACGACTATTTTGTTAACCAACAATTTTTACCCCCTTTTTGTTTGGAAGGCTCCGACTTGGAAAAAGTTCCCTTCACCGGTACCCAAATAGCAAAAAAGATTTTTTAAAAGGTGGGGGGACTCAATATCCTTTCAGTTCTACAAATCTTTTAGCAATTACCTTTCTTCGACCATATACATAACGAGCAGGCTTATTTAATTCCTCTGCAACTTCTTCCCAGGTCACACCAGCTTTTAAGAATCTCATTTTAAAAATTATTAGATCACTCTCAATCAAATTTTCCATCAAAGTTTCTACTACTAGTTTAAAGCCTTCTAAATATCTAAGTGTTTGGTCTCCTTCAATTCTAATGATTGTTGCTTCGTAGGACTTGACACTTTCTTTCCTTGACCTCTGATATACTCAGCGTCGCTATATTTCTTATTATGTATCAAATCTTGTCTTCTAAGATATATCTTATTATCAAGCGTTCTATATCGTTCTAACTCAATATCAATACCATCCAGGTCTTTCTTACTTAGCTCATACATAACTAAGTACCTCCACTTAAAATTTATATTTTTCTTAACTTGCAATTCTACAATTCAAAAGGATTCCCCTCTAATTTATACTCCAGTTTCTCATATCTTACATTCTGTGAAACTCACTCCATTCTGTAAATCCCTGATATACCTTGCTTTCGAGCTATTACTTCTTTTCAGTTTATGCTTACTTTGTTATGTGAAACTTAGTAAAGCATAAAAGTAGGACTAGCGATATTTCTTCTGTTTCAGCCATATATCACTAGCCTTACTTAATTTGTTCCCTATTTTTCTAAATACTCTTTAATATCCCGATATTCCTTAGAAAAATTCATCCATCCGCTATTATCAGGGGTTAGGAATGGTAGGACAGTAAGCGGACTTACTTCCGTTCGATATAGCAATAGAGAATGTTTCTGACTTATTTCTCTGACTACACCTGTATGGATTTCTTCCACATCCTTCTTTAGTTCTTGAATTTCATCATATGCGTCCAGAATTCGTCTAAGTTTCTTCCGGTATTGTTTATAGATCTTCTTAGTTTCCATCCGTTGCTTAGTTTCTTTAAAAATGTATTCAAAGATGACTGCATTAGCTTCTGAAAAATCACTATCAAATTTTTCCTGAAGGCCATTAATAGCTTTTTCCATCTTTTCCAGTTGCTCTAAAGATTCTAAGTTATTTGACAAAAAAGAATCTATATTCTCAAATGAAACTGTTTGTTTGCCTAAAAGACTCTTTCTTTTTTCGCTTAACTGTTCTCGTGCTGAATTAATCTTACTTTTTTTATTATCTAGATCATCCAGTGTTTCAAATACTTGATTAATATCCATTTCTTTCTCCTAGTTCCATTGAATAAAATAACCACAATCTTCTTCAATTTTTTTTACATCAAATCGGGTATGTAAAAACAACCGTTTTCCAAAATAGTCATTCGCATTCACCCAACTAAGTGTATCTTTCTTGCGATCAAACAAAGTAACAAAGTTTTCTAGATCTCCGATAAAGCCTTTTTTGTCACCTTTATTCCCTAATGTTGTATCATCTACAATTAAAAAGTTATCTACAAAAAATGTTCCACTTGTCCCTGTTTCTTTATCAACTTTAAGAAGATAATTTCCTGATGTGTCTTTCATTTTTTCTAAGACACTAAATAGTGATTGACTAACAACCATAGATACATTGCGCTCTGGATTGATTAAAGAAACAATAGATTTCAAGTCGTCCATACTTGTAGCAGTCTGCGCTTTCGCAGTTTGGAGAATTTTCCCAATCTCTCTATTTCGTGTTCTACGTTTTAATTTAATAATCTTCTTACCAAGAAAATCCGTTAAATTATATTGGCCATCATCTAATTGTTCCTGTGAAAAATCAAGTTTTCCACTGAATAATTTAACTAAGTAATCAACGCTGATAGTTTTCTTTTTATCTTCTTCTGTTCTCTCAACCGCATTTTCGCTAACTTCTTGCAATGAATCAGATTCAAAGTCAGTTACTTCATACTTCCCGCCACGGGTACGAGTCTCAATAACATTTACTAGATCAACCAGTTCTTTACGTTGATGTTCATCTTCGTAACTATCAAGGATTGGTTTTTCAATGAGTACATGATTATTTTCTACATTCATCCCTCTAGTGTTATAACCTGTACTTCGGATATAAGCTTCTAGATTTTCTTTTTGTTTAGCTAAGTTAGTTGTCATTTTTTGCTCCTTTATCTTACAAGATTATTTACCTATATTTTTTATTCTTTGTTCAAATTTTTCTTTTATTTTTTCCTCTACTGGTTTTATGTGAGGAATTGCTTTGCTACGTCCCCCATTTCTTAATACATGTCCATGTTCTAATAAATGAGTTAATCTATATGTTGGATCTGCATTATAGATTACAAAAGAACCTTTAGAATTTTTCTTAAAGCGCCAATTTTTCGCATACTTCCCATATTTTTTGGGGCTTGTTAGTTTCAATTCATTCACAGCTTCATTTGTAACCTCTTCAGCAATAAAATCTATCTGCTCTTCAACTTCTTCAGAATAAGCTTCTAAAGTTTTAGCAATTTCATTTGCTAGATCACTAGTTAAGCTCATTTCCCCCTCCTTTATCTTTTTATATCTGATTTTTGTTTGTAATTTTTTCTAAAATTCTTTGCTCTTAGCTTTTCCTTTATGATTCTTCGAGCTTTTAGAATCATTTTTTCTAGATCTTGATTTGTCTTGTTTGTCAGCATATTTTTCTAGTATTTCTTTTTTCCGTTTTTCTAAGTTTTCGTCATCTTTTTTGCACTTTGCAAATATTTGTTGTCTTTTCTTTGGATCCATAGAAAATTTATCTGCTACAACATACCCTAAAGAAGTATCTCCTACCATAATACTCACCCCCTTTCAATGCAAACAAAAAGGGACATACCACTAGCACTACATGCTTTCGGTATGTCCCTGAGTTGTTCTCAATAGACTTTATTTTTTTGTTTCTTTCTTACATAGATGGGTAAATTTCCCATCTGAATAGAATAAAGTAATTTCTCCAAATTTTGGAACTTTTTCTATTTCAATTATACCACATTTTTCATAAACAACAAACCCTTTTTCTGTTGCAAATCCCATTCCGTCTACATTCATTAAACTATCTCTCCTTTAAATTTATTTATTGTGTATCGTTTGTCTTTGATAGTGAAAGCCTTAAAAGCATTACCCTCTAATCCCTTCAAGATTCTACTTGAATTTCTAGCATTATAAACTGTTCTTAGTTCGCTACTATCTAGATTCGTGTTAAAAATTGTAGTTTCTCGATTATTGATAATATCAAATAGAAAATCCTGTTCCCAGTCACTCTTAGGACTGATTGTCCCATTCTTCGCTCCCAGGTCGTCAATGATTAGAAAATCTACATTGATTAGTTTTTTAACTGCTTCATGTTCCGTTAAACTAGCATTCTTACCATACTGCCAACCTTCTTTTATTTGCTTTATAATTTCAGTTAGACTTACAAATAAAACACTCTTAGGCTCTTTCCTTTCTTTGAAGCTCTCATTTATTTCTTTTGCCATTGCAAGAGATAAATGACTTTTCCCTATACCTGTACTTCCACTTATTAAAGTATTGCCTGTCATACCATTTAGGTACTTTTCGACTTGCCCCTTAGCAAAGTCTAATAGTTGTCGTTCTTCTGTGGTGTTGACAATAAAATTATCGAATGTTGCACCTTTTAACTCGTTCGGAATCATACTTTCACGCATTAAGACATCATAGGTTTTAAAATATTCTTGCCTATCTTCAAACTCCTTTACCAGTTCTTTTTCTTTTTGCTCAATTTCCTCTTGGCCACATTCAGGGCAAAATTCTAGCAAACTTCGTTCCTTGCTTCCTCGTACAGGTATTGAGATTTCCCAATAGTTTACCTGGTGAATCTCACATACTTTTTCAGATAACTTTCTGTTGTTATATTCTTTAAATTTATCTTGCATTTTTTAACTCCTAAAATGGTAGATCTGGAAAGTTATTGTCTGGCTTACTTTTAGAAATTTTAGGTTTTTGATTTAAATAACTATCAAACTTAGAACCGAATAGTGTTTCAGGTCTTAAATATTTAAAGAACTCAGGATTATCTTTCCATTCTTCCGTTTTTACATCAATCACCTGTTTAAAATCTTCAAGTGTATATCCTTCATTAAACCTAGCTAGCAAAAACTTCTTTGTCTTATCAACAAATTTATAACGCTTATTAGCAACTTGATTCAGATAAACAATCGGAATCCAAAGTTCTTTATTTTTTGTTTTCTCTAAATCCTTTATAGAGTTTTCGTCTAGCCACTCAGGAAAGATATATTCTGAGCTTTGCTCAGTAGGAGAGTTTTGCTCGACTATATATTCTTTATCTAACTTTAACTCTAGCTCTAACTCTTTATCTATCTCTATCTCTTTCTCTTTCTCTGTTGGACATGAGTTGGAAATAGTCTTTTTATTTTGGACATTCTCCAATTTTGGTAAATTTTGACTATTTTTTCTTTGGTCTCGCTTGTATTTTGCCCAGTTTGTCTCACTCTCAACCATGGCTTTTGCTTGCGATAATGTAGCATGTCCATCATCATCAATCTGAATTAGTCCACATTTTGTAAAATATGCGACTGTCATATTTATATCATCCTCGGACACATCCAATTTTAAAGCTAGTTCCTGTACCAAATTATCAAAATATCCCTCATAGTACAAAATGCAGTCATCTTCTAAACTCTCCAACATAAGACGGATATAAATAACCGTCATAGTGTAGCCACCTGGCATTTGTTTAAGTCGTTTAATAAAAAGATTATCAAAAAACTTCTTATCAACTTTCAACCAAAAATATACTTTAGTCTTTGCCATCATCCACCCCCAGGAACTTCAAAATGTCAGTAACTTTGTAATAAACTTTTCTTGTATCTTCTAGCGGTGGTTGATACCGTCTTAGTCCTGCACTTTCCCACTTCTGCAAGGTTTTATATTTTATGTCTAACTCGTCCATGGCTTCCTGTGCTGACATTAAACCAGTTAGTCGTGGTTTTGGTCTTTCTCGAACTGCTAGATAGTTTTCTACTACTGTGCTTATTCTATTGGTTAAATCGTTTTCGCTTTCTTTACTCAAACTAAACATACTTAGTCCCCTTTACTAACCATTCCAAGTTGGATATACCGCCCATAATAGAGATAAACTGGAGGAGGTTTGGGCGTTTCTCCTTAATTTCAGCCATTTGATTATCAAATTTTGCTTGTGTCATGTTGTCTAAGTCTAGTGTCATTTTATTGCTCCTAATCAATCATCATTCCACGAGTATATAAGGATGAGTCTGTCCATGAATCCAAAACGTTCTTTTTCCCTCGTTTTTTCTTTGCGATATCAACCGCTATGACTTCCCATACATAATTCAATAATTGGCTTTGTTCCATTGGGTGGGTATTTTCTTTAGTTATCTCAGCTAGGTAAGTGTTTAAGAAAAGAAATCCATCAAAGTTGGAAAGTAGCTTTATAAATTTAGTATCACCCCAAAAATTTCTGTAATAAGACTCTTCTCGTTCTTCTAGTTCACCTATTACCTCAGCAATCACCCTCTGTTTCATCTTCTCTGTTTGTTCCTTTAGCGTTTGCTGTTGTTCATGGTATTCTGTGCTAGTTAGTTCATTATAAACATCATCCAAGTCATTCAATACCCTACTGATTGCTCTTTTAGCTATGATATTTCTAACTCCTGTAAGACTTCCTTGGATTTCTTCTAATTCTGTTGAAATAGCTTCTAATTTATCCGCTAACATGTTTTTTACCTCTGTTTCTTTGTTTGTGTGATTGCCTTGATGGGCTTTTAATGGTTGTTTCTTATACAGGATAATTTCACCACTCCAAACGCTGGGCGATTGCTCCAAGTTGGCGAACGCTTGTAGCGGTGTTTCATGAGTAATTACCCATCTTTCAGCTAAACAAGGCCTTAGAATCACCCTGTCAGCTCTTGATTTCAAAACCTTTTCTAATTGCTTGCCTGCTCTTCGGTTTTTCTTTAGATATTTGATAGAATAGATATTTTTTGCTATAATCAGAGCATAGAAAAAATTTCTATATCCTTAATCTTGTCGCTTGCTCGCCTCGTCTAAAATTTGAGCAAGTGATTTTTTTATTTTCTTTTTGCATGATTACTACCTGACTTTGGTTTATAAAGCAAGTCTTTACTTTCAATAAGATCTAGAATCCAACTGATTCCCTGTTCTACTGTTTCAAGAAATGCGCCCAGGTCTTCACTGTCCAAGTTCTCGTAGTTCATACAAAGATATTCGGCTAGTTGTCTGTCTTTCTCAACTAGCTTTTTAAAATCCTTGGGATACTTAGGAATTTCTAACCCCTTGGCATTTGTAACTGTCTTAAAATCATTTTCCATTTTCTATACTCCTATACTTTAAAAATTAATTCCTTAATTTCTGAATACCCCCTATTCAAGTTAATCATAGCTATTGCCATATCTTCCAAACGTTGGTAGTTTGTCAGTTCTGCGCTTGTCAAGCCATCAATGCCGTTCTTACTTTCTCGCTCTTGCATGAGTTGCGCTTTATTCTTCCCTGTCACTCCCTTTAGTAGTAAGTTTGTAAGTGTACTATAGGCATGCTTGGGGGCTTTCTCCCACGTTTGAATAGCTTCGGTTAAGGTCTTGCGCTTTGGCTTTTCCAGTTCTCTTTGAAGATAACGTTTAGAAAGTTCATCACGCATTTCAAAGAAGGCTCTGACTAGGTTCATTTTGAATTGCCGTACTGGTTCGGTATTCTTCAGATAAGTAATCAGCAAAGTAGCCTGTTGTTCATTCAGAAGATAGATTTTTTTCGGTTGCCCTCTCTTATCTAATTTATGGATTTTAAATCCAAGTATTCCCAACGCTTCAAAGTCAGCTTTATTGTCTCTGACTAAGCGTGTAATAGTATGGTGCTGTACTTCAGCACATTCAGCAATAATCTCGCTCGTAGTATACGGCTCTTTCTTGCCGTCCATATAAACCAATTCCATTGGTTCGCTCCTTTCTTCTTGTTGCTCGTGCTTGCCACCTAAAACAGTACCAAAGTAAATCATTGAGGTAGGGAAAATTTAGGAGAGAATAAACCCCTACAAACCCTTGATACTGCCATAGGTAGCAAGCAAAATAATCTAGTAAATAATTAACTAATTCCGTTTATCAATCTCCAGTGGTAAGGCACCATACAAGAAATTTGTAAATATAAACTAATACTGTAATTGGGACTCTCCTTTCTATTCTTTTACATCAAGGAATTCATCAATCGTAACACCTAGGTAACTAGATACTTTTTTTAATGTATCAAGTGTAGGACTTTTAGCACGTTCATAATATAATGCCGTTAGCGTACTTTTAGAAATTCCTGTAGCTTCTGCTACATCAGCTGTTTTTTTACGTTGCTTTGCTAATAACAATCGCATGTTATTTTTCATTTTCTTAACTCCTCTCTAAAATTTTCACCACAATAGATTGAAAAGTGTTTTGGTGTAATTTTTGTTCAACATCTTGTTGACAACATCATTATATTGCACATTTTGTTCATTGTCAATACTTTTTTTAAAAAAGTTGAATTTTTTTTGCAACAATTTTTTAAAAAGTGGTAAAATGTTTTTGAAAGGTGTTTTTAATATGGGTAATAAGTTAAAAGAATTGAGATTAAAAAAAGAATATAATGGAAAAATAGGAATGACTCAGCAAGAAGTAGCTGATGAAATAGGTGTAACAAAAAGAACATATATTTATTGGGAAAAAGGTGAACGTCAGATCAAACCTGAAAAAGCTCAACAACTAGCTAATTTTTTTGGAGTAAGTGTTGGCCACTTATTAGGACATGAAGATGAACAAAATATTTTAAAAATACTCCAAAGTAACGAATTTAAAAAATTACTTAATGATATAGATATTAAAAAAATAAATGAACTTAGTTCAGCGTACAAAAACGTTGAAGAACATATAAATAATCCTGTAAAGTATAACAATTTTGGAAAAGGATTGCTTAATCATATCCCATCGTATATGTTTACAATTGAAGAACTAATAAATGCTGATAAAGAGAACAATACAAATTTTGCAGATATTTTAATCAACTATATTTCTTTAAATGACTATGATAAAAAAATAGCTTTTGATTTAGTTCAAAAACTATCTGAGAGAGACAAAGAAAAGGAGTAAGCCCCATGGGATTTTTTGATACTGTAAAACAAGAAGGTAGTTTTTCTACCGCATCTGGAGTAAATGGACTACACTACGTTGTCCTTCAGGTAACTTTGAAAGAAAAGTTTTTCGGAACTGGATCAGGAAACCTTACAGAATTAGAAGATGTTATCAATAAACAAGCTTCAAAAGGTTATCGCCTGCATACTATCACTACTGCCAATGGCGGAAGCAAAGGACTAGGCGGTGGTGACCGTATCCAAGCCACAATGGTTTTTGAGAAGATTATCTAATCAATATCCTTTATAAGCCCCATAATCGCTTTATTTTCTTACCTGGTACATTTTACCGTTCATCCCTCTTAAAATCTAAAATAGAGGGGTTCTCGTAGCTCCTAGCATGGTATAAACTCAAAACCTTTTCTAATTG